ATTTATGTGTACGATTTAATCTATGAATCGGAGCATACCATAGAAATGTTAGTGCCAAAGGTAGAACGCAGGCTACAACGCGGGGTTAACTACACTTTTTTAGCAGATCCCAGTATTGTACGAACCGAAAGAGATGGCAATAGTGTTGCGGATGAGTGGTATGATTATGGAATTGAATGGGAAAAAGCAAAGAACGATAAGCGTGCTGGATTTGAAAGAGTATCCTCATATTTGAAGCTAGATGAGAATATGCGGTCTAAGTTACTGTTTTTTAATAAATTAAATATGAAACCTTTGCTCGAAGAAATCGTTGATTATAAATGGAAGGAACTCAAACACGGATTTGAAAATAAGAACTTACCAGAAGAACCCGTTAAAAAGAACGATCACGCAATGGACTGTCTTAGGTATCTCGTACATTATGTCGAAGATAGCTTTTCTCCCCACGAACCTAGTGATGACTATGGCTTGTGGGGTTTTTCACAAAATAAACGAACAAGTTGGATGAGTGCATGAATTTACACGAAATACATGAAGTTTTTGAAGCCATGCTTGAGAATGATTCTCACTGGATGGATGCAGCCGAAGAATCGGCTCGATTTTACACAGGAAGTTTTGGCACTGGTCAATGGGAAGAAGCAGATCTGCAAACATTACGCGCAGAAGGTAGACCGCCATTACAGTTAAATATTATTTTACCAAAGGTCAATTTAGTGACTGGAGTAGAAAGACAGGGTAGATCTTCATGGAAGGCGCGCCCTGTAGAGTCTGATGATGAGAATGAAGCTATGCTCACGACTGCTCTTTTATATCATTTGGACAGAAATCGCAAATTACAGAGCTTATTCAGTCGCGTATTTAAGGATGGTGTGATTACAGGAAGAGGGTGGATTGATGTATGTGTAGAACCAGGGAAATATTATGATGGTGAGTTAACGATAAAGAGAGAGTCGTGGGCAAATGTTCATATAGATCCTGAATGTAGAACCCCAGATACAAAAGATTGGAATTATTTAGCGCGTACTAAGTACCTAACTTTAAATCAGTTACGCTCTATGTACCCAGATGTAGTAGGGGAAATGGAAACGGTAGAGAGTTTTATGGACTTACCTGCCGAAATTGGGCAAGAAATTGGTAGTTATTACCGTAATGCTGAACCGATTAACCCTGCATATCACCTAGATCCTGCTCATAGAAAGGTTAGAGTCTTGGAAATGTGGAACAGAGAGTACGAAAAAGAGCATTTTATCATCAATAAAGCCTCTGCAAGAATTTCTCCTAACGGTTTTGAGACAAAAAGAGCAGCAGAAAAGCAAATTAAAGAGTTACAAGCTCTTGAAGAGGCTGCAAAAGTACCTATGAAAACAGATTTTGGTGTAATTAGTAGGGTAGTCCCTAAAACCTATGTCACTTTAACTGCTGGTATGCACATTTTACAGGAAAAAAAGAAAAATCCGTATATGCACAACGAATTTCCGTTGATTCCTTACTTTTATCACTTTGAAGATATGGGCGATTATATTGAAACCTTTGGTATTGTAGAAAATATGAAAGACCCACAGCGTGAAAAAGATAAAAGGCGTTCACAGATGTTGGATATTATCAACCGATCCCCTAGAGGTGGCGGTGTATTTAGTGGAAATAAGGTTTCACAGGAAGAAATGAACGAAGCCTCCACAACGGGTAGGTGGATTGGTATTCCTGGCTTTAAGGGGCGAATTACAGACTTTATGCAGCAATGGTCAAACTCTCACCTTTCTATTGTAGGTAGTATTGCTGCTATGGAACAAAAAGCGGAGTTTGATGCCAAAGAAATTAGTGGTGCTACTGATCCTATGATGGGTATTGCTACATCAACAAAAGAAAGTGGTATTGCTGCTCAGACCAGAATACGACAAGGGATGATGACCTTGCAGGAGCAGATGGAAAACTTAGACATGACTAAGACTACTGTTCTGATGCAGGCATTGAAAAATATGCAACAATTTTACACTCCAGATAAAATTAAAAGAATTATTGGTGCAGAAACCGAAAAAGCAGAGTCTCCAGAAGAGTTAGCGGTAATTAATGAGACTATAGCTAGGTTTTTAACCAACTTTGAAAAATTTGAATTTGATATTGTTCTTGATAAGGGCGAGAACTCACCTACAATGAAAGCTGCCAAAGCGCAGCAGGTGGGCGAACTTGTCAGGAATGGATTTTCGAGTTTATTCCCGCTTTATGTAGAGCTTTCCGACATGGATGCAGGAAGGGAAATCCTAGAGAAATTTGAAGAAGAGCGATCCGCACAAATGCAAGCGCAGCAAATGCAGCCTATGGCTGGTGAGGACAAATCGTGATTCATAACACCCCCGAAATAAAGGACAAGGTACAATGGAAGAGCAAGTAAACTACATTGATGAGGCTAAAGAATTGGATGGCACTGCCACGGATTCTCCAGAATCAAATGTAACAGAGCAAACAGCAGAGACACCTGTTGCAGAACCACAAAGCTACAAAGTCGGAAACAAGGAATTTTCTTCTGTGGATGAATTGGTAGAATATGCTTCTAATACAGATAAGTCTTATAGGAATCTTCAGGAACTCAATGGCAGGCAGACCAATGAACTTGGTGAACTGCGTAAGTCTCTTGATGAAATCAGGGTAAATACTTCTCCAAAAGAAGTAGAGCCAGAACTACCAGAATATGATCCGTATGATCTCAATACGATTCTACCACATATCTCTAAACAAATAGAAAGCAAGTTCGCTGAACAACGCAAAGTACAAGAAAGAGAGATCAATGAGAGTAGAATGAAAAAAGCTCAACAGGATATGATTGATAGTTTTATTAAGTCTCACCCTACTATGTCCAACGAAGCACTCCAAGCTGTTGCAAAATTCGGAGATGAGCGTGGGATCGCACAAATTGAAGATGCGTACACGCTTATGACAATACAACAGGAGAAAAGCAAAGCAAAAACGGAAGGCGTGAAACAAGTCACAGAAAAACTTACCCAAGCAGATGAAGTGCCAACAACACTTTCTAACGCTACTGGTGGGAATAAAACTGCGATTGACTTTGATGCCATCTCTCAGGCAGATTGGAATAAACTACCTGAAGATGTCCGTATGCAGGCTTTGTTGGAATCCTAAATAATATAGGAGTTTATTATGAGCTGGGATACAGGCTTAAATGTCTCCAGATGGGCGAAGCAACTTGCGTATGAAGTTGGAAAAGAGATTTATTTCTCTAAGTTCATGGGGGACACATTTGAATCAATGATCGTTTCTAAATCTATGCCAGAAGGCAAAGGTAAAGATATGACTTTTGGTTTGGTAGGATACACAGGAACACCAGTAACTGGTGATAGTGCATTGGAAAGTAACGAGCAAAATCTTACTTCTAATGAAGTAGTAGTCACTACTGCACAAAGGCGTTTTGGTGTGATCAACGCAGGTAATTTTGATGATAGTAAAGTGCTTTACAACTTTCGTACAGAAGCTCTTGCTCAGTTAAAAAGACAGTATGCTGAAGATCACGATGCACAAATTTTTAGTGCATTAACTAGCACTGGCTCTAATAGTGCATATTTATTAGCAGCATCTGGTGGGTCTTCTTATTCAGCTAGTGATCCAGAGGCGAGTTTAGCAGCAACTGGTGAAATTGTACCTGGTGACATTTCTAAATTAAAGAAAATGGCTATGCTTGGTACTACTAAAAGCTACAAGATGAAACCAATTAGAGTAGGTGGTAAAGAATATTATATTCTTTTAATACATCCTGAAGTTGCTTATGATTTATCTCAAGATGCAACTTGGTTAGCTGCGCAGCAGTACGCAAATATACGCGGTGAAGATAATCCAATCTTTTCTGGCGCATTAGGCGTGTGGGATGGTGTAGTTGTTCACGAACATGAGGGAATTACCACTGCTGATAATATGGGTTCTGGTAACAATGTAAAAGGTGCAAGAAACTTGTTTCTTGGTGCTGGAGCTGCTTGTCATGCCAAAGTGGATGACATGACTTGGGTTGAAAAAACCTTTGATTATGGAAACAAACTTGGTATTGCAGCAGGTCAAATCTATGGTATAGCTAGAAGTGCATTTGATAGTAAAGACTATGCAGTTATGCAGTATGTAACAGCAAGGACTGACCTGTAATCAGTAACTAACTAAGGGGCGGGCATTTTGCTCGCCCCGCTTTAGAGAGATTATGACATTAACTCAAATTA